TGATGGATTGGGTTCAGAAGAGAATTATTTCTGGAAAACAGCAAAAGAAAGGAAAAAAACTGACGATAGAAAACCATTTGAACCAGAATTGGGATGAAAAACGTAAAAAATGCTCATATGGGCACTCATTTACACGTTGAAGTGTATAATGTGCCCTTTGAAAAGTTAAATGATAAGGAAAAAATCGAACAAGTATGCGTTGATGCCTGTAAAATTGAAGGATTACAGGTTTTAAACACTTATTCTCATCAATTTGAACCTCAAGGAGTGACTTGTACCATAACTTTAGGTGAAAGTCACCTTTCTTGTCATACTTGGCCAGAAAAAAGTTGTGTTGCGTTCGATATTTTTACTTGTGGAGCGAAAAATCCACGTTGTGTTGCCTTTTGGGTACTTGAATACTTTGATACGGATGATTACGTGATGAATGATTATGCAAGATAGGGTATAAATAAATCTAAAAGCATTAATAATGGCGATTCAACGCAAATCAAGAGCATTTAAGGATATAAGTCTGTCTTTTACACCACATCCAGTGACAAAAGACTTACCTATACTTGCGAATGAGCGAGCAATCGTAAGATCAGTGAGAAATTTGGTTGAAACAATACCTACAGAGCGATTTTTTGACTCAAATTTAGGTACAAATATTCGTAGTATGCTGTTTGACAACTTTACTGGTTCTTCAACTATGATAATTGAAGATATGGTACGTACTACCGTTAGAAATTATGAACCAAGAGTTGGTGATATTGGTGTTGAGGTCGATGCAAGACCTGATTCAAACACAATGGAGGTCAAAGTGCTTTTTGAGATTGTAGGAATTGAAGCTCCTGTCCAATCTTTCTCATTTATATTAGAACCAACGAGATAATATGCCCTTTACACAGTTTACAAACTTAGACTTTGATCAAATCAAAGTTCAAATCAAAGATTTTCTTCGTGCAAACTCAAATTTCTCCGATTTTGACTTTGAAGGTTCAAACTTTTCTGTTTTAATTGACACACTGGCATATAATACTTACATCAATTCATTTAATGCAAATTTAGTTGCAAACGAGTCATTCTTAGACTCTGCAACAATCCGTGAAAACGTTGTTTCTCTTGCTCGTAACATTGGTTATGTACCCCGCTCAAAAACCGCTGCAACCGCTACAATTACAATCGATGATGTAAACCTCGGAGCAACAAATGATAGCACTCCACGCTTCTTAAGTCTACGTCCAGGTCTTGTTTGTGTAGGTAATAATCAAAATACAACATATCGATTTTCAATATCAGAACAAGTTACTTCAACAAGAGTTGTTGATGTAAATGGTGTCTCATTTGCAAAGTTTGAAGAACCAATTACCGTATATGAAGGAACTCTACTTCAAAGAGTATACAGAGTTGATACATCAACTGATCAGAGGTTCATAATTGACAGTCCAAACATCGATAGTTCAACTTTAGTCGTATATGTGAAGGAAGATGCCACAGAAGTGGGAAATGGACGTAAATATTCGATGGTTGATAATATATTAAACTTAACAAAAGACTCTGAAATCTACTTAGCACAAGAGGTTCAAGATGAGAAGTACGAAATACTTTTTGGAGATGGATTATTTGGTAGAAAATTAGAAACTAATAATATTATTACTGCAAAATACATTGTTACTGATGGTGAAGATGGAAATGGACCTTCTAATTTTAGTTTTCAAGGTTCATTTACAAAAAGTGATGGAACACTGTTTACACCATCAGATAACATTAATGTAACTACTGTCACAAACGCTGTAAATGGTGCTGAAGTTGAAGATGTGTCTTCTATTAAGTATTTCGCTCCAAGACTTTACTCAGCACAATACAGAGCAGTTACACCAAGAGATTATGAGGCAATAATTCAGACTATTTTCCCTAAAACTGAATCTGTTGCAGTTGTTGGAGGAGAAGAATTAGATCCACCAAAATTTGGACAAGTTCAGATAAGTATCAAACCTAAAAATGGCACATATGTCTCTGATTTTGACAAAACACAAATCAAAAACAAATTAAAGAATTACGCTATCGCTGGTATAAATGCAGAAATAGTTGATCTTAAAATACTATATGTAGAATTAGACTCAACCATCTATTATAACCCATCTCAAATCGATTCAGCAGCAAATTTAAGAACTGCGATTGTTACATCATTAAATGAATATGCAAATAATGTTGAAATTAATAAATTTGGCGGTAGATTTAAATATAGTAAATTAAATACACTGATTGACCGTGTTGATAATGGAATTACTTCAAATATTACGAAAGTAATCATAAGAAGAGATATGAAGGCATTGTTAAATCAATTTGCTCAGTATGAGTTATGTTTTGGCAACCGATTTTATATTAATTCTGCTGGATTCAATATCAAGAGCACTGGATTTACAATTTCGGGATCAAATAAAATAAGTTATTTAACTGATGTTCCAAACAAGGATGCATCTGGCAATCTTGACGGAAGTATGAAAGGTGTTTTAAGTGTTGTTACTAAAAATGAGAAAAATCAACAAATTGTTTTGATAAAAGAAGCAGGAATTGTAGATTATATGAAAGGAGAAGTTATATTAAACACTATAAACATTTCTTCAACAGTATCTGAAAATAATATCATTGAAGTTCAGGCATTTCCAGAATCTAATGATGTTGTTGGATTAAAAGATTTGTATTTGAGTTTTGACGTTTCAAAAAGCACAATAAATATGTTTAAGGACGTAATTGCTTCGGGTGAAGATGTTTCAGGTGTTGTATTCACGAGAGATTATTATACCTCTAGTTACTCAAATGGAGATTTAGAGAGGAAATAATATATGTCACAAATTGACAAAAGAATAAAAGTCAATCAGATTATTGAAAGTCAGTTACCTGAGTTTGTCGTAGCTGATTTTCCTAATGCCACTGAATTTTTAAGACAATATTATATTTCACAAGAATATCAAGGTGCACCTAGCGATATACTGGGAAATTTAGACCAATACTTAAAATCGGATAATTTAGTTCCAGAAGTTGTAGTTGGATCAACAACTCTATCTGCAGATGTTTCTTTAACCGATACAACAATTACAGTTTCTAGTACAAATGGATTTCCATCTGAATATGGACTGCTAAAAATAGGAAATGAAATTATTTCTTACACTGGTAAAACTTCAACAACATTCACTGGATGTATTCGTGGTTTTAGTGGAATATCAGGATATAATGTAGGTATAAGTTCATCACTATTGGACATAAATCGTGAAAAACTTGTTTTTGAGGATACTTCAGCACAAACTCATACTTCTGGTGCAAATATAACCAATTTATCAGTTCTATTTTTACAAGAATTTTATAAAAAATTAAAGAAAACATTTTTGCCAGGTTTAGAAAATAATGATTTTTCACCAAATGTAGATGTTGGTAATTTTGTTAAATTTGCTCGTTCTTTTTATCAATCAAAAGGTATAGAAGAATCAATTAGAATTTTATTCAAAGTATTATATGGTGTTGAGAGTACAATTCTTGATCTTGAAGGTAATTTAATTAAACCTTCAGGAGCAGAGTTTATACGTAGAGAGGTTATTGTCGCTGATTTAATTTCAACAACCGCTGAACCTCAAAATTTAGTTGGACAAACAATATTCAAATCCACGGATACATCTACTAATGCCTCTGTATCAGAAGTTGAAATACTTAATCGAAATCAAAAAACTTACTACAAAATCTCTTTATTTGTAGGTTTCAGTGATCGTGATTTGATAGAAGGTGTATTTACTGTGCCAGGTAAGACAAAAGTTTTAGCAGATGTAAATGTAAATGCAAGTGTCATATCAGTCGACTCAACTGTAGGATTTGGTGCTACAGGGACTTTAATAAGTGGGCAAAATTCTATTGATTATACATCAAAATCGGTCAATCAATTTTTTGGTTGCTCTGGTGTAGGTGTAAAGATAAACACTGCTGATGATATTCGTTCAAATGAAACTATTTTTGGATATGAAAATGGTGATTTGACAAAAAGAGTTGATTTAAGAATCACAGGTGTTTTATCTGAATTAGTACCAATATCTGATATAAGTTTGGTACAAGAGGGTGAAAATATATTTGTAAAAAATGTAGGAGAGAAAATACCAAATAATAATGATTCATACAAACAAATTTTTGCAAATTCTTGGAAATATAATACTAGTTCAAGATTTCAAGTTGACATATCTGGGGCGACTTTCACTGTTAAGACATCTATTGATAAATCTAATTTAAAAGTAGGCGATAAATTCAATATTTTAAAAAGAGGTGAACAAGTTATAGTAGGTAATGGTGAAGTAGAAAGTATTAATTTATCATTAGGTCAAATAACAGCGATCAATATTGCTGGATTTACTCAAGATCCTAATGAGCAGTATGATATTAGAAGAATATTTAATACTGCGACTAGCAGTGGTATAGAAATAAAACAGGGAAATGATGTTCTTATATCAGATGTATTGAGTGTTTACACAGATGGTGATACTGATGGTTATGTCGCTGCTAACTCTTTACCAAGTTATGACATAACAACAAATACAATTACAGAAACATTTTCTGGTCAAAATTTAGACGGATTAAATTCATTGACCAATGAATATAGTTTTATTCAATTTAATCCACCTACTGGTGAAAATATTAAATTTATACAAGGCGATGCTGTTGTTTATAACCCAAAAACTGAAGTTTTATCTGGTTTAGAGTCTGGAAGAACATACTATGTTGATCCTGTAACCCCACCTGCTGGTCAAACTATATCAAAAATAGCATTATATCAATCATTAAGTCAGATAGGTACAGCAAGCACTGTACAGGTTGGTATTGGTACCACCACTACAATTGATCATGAGTTTATCTTACAAAATCAAGCAAATAGAAAACTTGAAACTGATAAAATTTTAAGAAAAATACCACTTTTTCAAAACTTATTTGTATCCTCAAAACAAGAAACACCAGTTAACGATATTGGTATCTTAGTTGATGGTGTTCAAATTAGATCACCTTTATCTGACGATAGTATATTCTACGGTCCGATTGATGCTGTAAATATTATTAATTCAGGAAAAGATTATGATGTAGTAAATCCACCTGTATTAGAGATAGAAAGTTCAACAGGAACAGACGCATTAATCGAACCAATAATATCTGGAAGTGTTAAAGAAATAATTGTTGATCCTCAAGAATTTGATATTCAAGATGTTAATAGTGTATCACTTACTGGGGGTAATGGATCAGGATGTGTGCTGCAACCTGTTGTTGGTATAAGGAATAGATTTATAGATTTTGATAGTAGAAATATATTTTTTAATGGTGGTATAGACATATCTGATGAAACCATTACCTTCAAGAAAGAACATAATTTAGAAAATGGACAGCTTGTTTATTATAGTAGTAATGGTAATCCACCAATAGGCATTGGAGATCCATATGATGTAACTGATACTATAACTGGAACTTTATCTGATGGTGATCCATATTTTGTTAGAGTAGTTAATCCTACTACTGTAAGAATATTTAATACAAAAAATGATGCATTAGCAGGAATAGCTGGTATTAATACTGTTGGTCTTGCAACTGATACAGCAGCTAGTGGTATTCATAAATTTAGAACTGAAAATAAAACCACTCTTATATCTGTTAGAGTTGTTGAGTCTGGTTCAGGATATACTCATCGTAAATTAAGAGTAACACCCACAGGTGTTTCAACATCTTACAATACAATAAACTTCAAAAATCACGGTTTTTCAACTGGTGAAATTATTGAATATACTTCTGCATCTCCTATTCAGGGATTATCAACATCTTCATCTTATATTGTAAGTAAAATTAACGATGAAAGTTTTAAATTATCAAATGCAGGAGTTGGAGGAACTTCAACTTCAGACTATGATAGAGGTAAATATGTAAATTTACTGTCAACTGGAAGTGGACATCAAATTTTTAAGTATCCAGATATTAAAGTTAATATTGAAGTTTCTTATGGATCAACAGTCACTGGGACATTTAATTTAACACCTATAGTTACTGGTGAAATAATAGACGCTTATTTGTATGAACCAGGAACTAATTACGGATCTACAACACTTAATACTCCCATAAGACCAAGTGTTAAAATAAAAAGAGGTAAAAATGCAGAAATAAAACCAATAATTGTAAATGGAAAACTTGAAAAAGCAGCGGTAGTTAACCAAGGATCTGAATATTTCTCAGCACCAGAGATTATTGTCTCTGATAGTGGGTCAGGAACTGGTGCAGTTGTCAGACCAGTTATTCAGAATGGAAAAATTATTGATGCAATCGTAATTAAAACAGGTATTGGTTATAGCAGTATTACTACAGATATTGAAGTTGAACCTAGAGGGTCTAATTGTTTGATAAGTGTTAGACCTAGATCACTTACTTTAAATAGAACGAATAGATTTGGTGATTTTAATTTAACATCAAGAGAAACATCTTTAAGTTTTAGTGTCCTTGGATATTCACAAGACATAGCTAGAACTCTTGAATCTAGTTTTAATGAAAAAACTAACAAAGAATTTAAAGAAATTACTGATCATTCACCAATTATTGGTTGGGCATATGATGGTAATCCAATTTACGGTCCTTTTGGATATTCAGATCCTGATAATATTAACTCAGATTTAAAAATTATTGAGTCATCATACAAATTAGATACCTCAAAAGTCACTAACAGACCATCAGGATTTAATGCAGGATTTTTTGTAGATGATTATATTTTTGACAATTCTGGTGATCTTGACATTCATAATGGAAGATTTTGTAAAACACCTGAATTTCCAAATGGTATCTATGCATATTTTGCTACTGTAGAACTTAACTCAGATAATAAATTGCAAGGAAAATATCCATACTTTATTGGTTCAAGTTATCGGTCTCCTCTAATTAATGATAATCTAACTTTAAATCAAGATTTTGATTTTAATAATTCAAATTTACTAAGAAATACTTTACCTTATGTTGTTGATGAAGAATTTGGTGATAATGATTTTATTATAGAGTCGAATGAAAGCATAAGACAATTATCTACCATTGAATCTGTAACAAAAGGTGATATTGATGATCTATTAATTTTAGATGGAGGTTCTGGATACAAAGTAGGAGATCTTACATCTTTTGATAATACAGATACTGAGGGTTCAGGATTTAATGCACAAGTATCTGAAATAGTTGGTGTTGGGGTTTCAAGAATCGATACAATTTTAACAACTTATGAAGATGCAGTTTTCACTTGGAAAGATAATTACAATGTAATTGCAAATGTTCCTCCTTTCTTTGAATTAAATGATCAAGAATCGATCTCAATTTCAGATTTGAGCACATCTATTGTTAATTTAACTGGATCATTCAAAGTTGGTATTGCTACAGATACCACAGGTTTAGGAAAAACCATGACACTTGGAAATGTTAATGGTAAAATTGAAGATATTTTTGTTACAGATATTCCAAATACTGTTGCAATAGGTGGATCTCTTAGAATAGGTTCTGAAACTTTAAAAGTTTTGAATTTATTCAATACTAATAAAATCATAAGAGTTTTAAGACATACTGGAATAGCACATACATTGGGATCTAATATTGATGTATTAAATAACAAGATTAATATCCCCGTTAAAACTAACAAGTTTGACTCAAAAGTAAATGAATTAGTTTATTTTAATGGACCTCAATCAGTTGGTGTAGGAACTACATCTGGTGGTGCTACACAAGTTGAATATGTTTTTGGAGAAACAAAACAAAATTTATCAATTCCTACAAGAACTATTCACATTCCAAATCATCCATTTAAGACAGGGCAAGAATTAACACTTAGTATGCAGAGCACTGCTAATAGATTTGATGTTGGAGAAACTCCAAATGTAGCAACATTTAAACTTCCATTTACTGGAACAACTGAAACAAATGTATTTGTTATTGATAAAGGTGAAAATTATATTGGAGTCGTAACAACAAAGGCAAGTATAGGAAGCACTAGTGAAGGGTTATTCTTTTATTCTAATGGTAGTAATACGGGAATTTCATCTGGTTTATATAATTTCACTTCAAATCATACACAGGTTACTGGAAATGTTGATAAAGTCACTACAACTGCCATAACAAATGTCTCAGCAGCTGATACCACAACTCATAATTTGCAAGAGGGTGATATCATTAAAATGAACGTTATACCCAACTTATCAGTTGGTATAAACACAATTACACCTATTTCAGTAAATTATAACTCTCAGTATGAAAAATTATTAATAAATCCAATCACTTTTGCGTCTGCCGATGTTGAGACCAATAGGATAGATGTGGATGGTCATGGATTAAAAACTGGAGATAAAGTTTTTTATGATGGAGGTGCAACAGGTTTATCAACTGGATCATATTTTGTTAACAAAGTAAGTAATAGATATTTCCAATTAGCAGAAACAATCTCTGATTTGAATACAACACCAGTAAATGTAGTGTCAATCACTGCAAATACAGGTGGTGCAAATCAATCAATATCATTAATTAATCCTAGAATAGATGTTGTTAAAAATTCTAAATTAACATTTGGTTTATCAAGCACAACATTAGCAGATTTTGATTTTAAATTATTTTACGATCAATCATTGACAAATGAATTTTTGAGTGCTCAAGATTCTACTATTTTTAATGTAGTTGGAGTTGGCACAATTGGTATAGGAACTTCTCCTGATAGACCAATTCTTGGAGCATCATTAAGTGTTAGTTTTTCAGAAAATACACCAGAAAGATTATACTATGGATTATCAAAAGGAGGATACATTAGCACCTCTGATACAGATGTGCAAAATTATTCTGAAATTAGATTTGTAGATAGTATTTACAATGGTGAGTACAAAATTTCAGGAGTTACATCTTCAACTTTCAATTTTTCTCCATTAATACCCGAACTATTATCATATACAAGTTCTGATTGTGAAAAATTAGAGTACTCTACTAAATCAACTAATGTTCATGGTGCGATAAAAGAATTTAAAATTATATCAAAAGGATTTAATTATAAAAAATTACCTAAGTTTAAATCAGTTACAAGTGTAAATGGACAAAATGCAAATATAGTTGCAATATCAACATCGATAGGTAGAATAAAAGATGTAAGAATAGTTGATATTGGATTTGAATATGCGTCTGACAAAACTTTAAGTCCAGAAGCATTCATATCACCTGTTGTGAATATTGATAATCTTGATGTTATTGAGGAAGTTAATATAATAGATGGTGGTACAAATTATATCAATGCTCCTAATTTAATAGTATTTAATCCAGTCTCAAATGTGGTTGTGGATAGTTTATCGTTACAACCAATTGCTCCAAACCAAACAATATCAGAGGTTAAAGTTTTAGCACCAGTTAATGGTTTAGATTCAGTCAATCATAATATCATAGCAATTAACAATTCAAACGGAGTTGGTATTAACTCAATTGAAACTAGTTCATCTGGTATTGTAACTTGTTTCTTAGAAACACCATTTAATGGTTTTACAAATCCACAACCATTTGCTACTGGGGATGAAATTTTTGTTGAAGGTATTGAAAGACTTGGTGAAGTAGGTGTTAGCACTCAGGGAGGAATATCTACAAGTATTACTGTTGAAGGTGATGGATTTAATTCTGAAAATTATAATTACAAATTCTTTAAAATTCAAGAATATATTGCGGGAACACAAGCTATTGTCAAATTTAGTTTAGCTGGTCTATCAACTAATCCTGGTATTGCAAAAACTTTCCAGTCTGGATATGCAACTATTGTTAACAAAAATAAATATCCAATTATTGAACCTGTCCAGAAAAGGGGTACATTCCAATTAAATGAAAGTATTGTTATTGATGATGTAATTACAGATCTAAAAGTTGTTGAGATAAGAGATGATTTTATAAAACTTGACGGTAAATTTGAAATTAAAAAGGGAGATAGAATTAAAGGAAGATCTAGTAATGTTTCTGCTGAAATAACAAGTTTAATTTCTAATAAAGCAAAGTTCAAAACTGATTTTTCAAATAGACAAGAGTATGGTTGGTTAGATGATGTTGGGAAATTAAATGAAGATTATATGGTTACACCTGATAATGATTATTATCAAAATTTATCATATACAGTTAAAAGTACAGTAGAGTGGGAAAAATTTGTCAATCCAGTCAATCGTCTTGTTCATCCATCTGGTTTAAAAAATTTCTCTGACACGTCTATCGAAAGTAATGTAAAAGTTGGTGTAGGGACAACTGCATCAACAAAAGATTTAATAGTTCTTGATGTCAGAAACACTCTAGGTTTAGAAGATAAACAAAGAGTTGACGCAATCAATAATTTTGATTTTGTTACAGACTTTGATACAAGAAATAACAGTTCAAAATTCCTACAACTATCTAATAAAGTATTAACTGATTTTTCAAGATGTAAAACAAATAGAGTTTTAGTTCATGATGACATAAGTGGTAAATTTTCGAGTGCTGGTTTTCAAGAAAATAATACTCTTGTTGAACGGTTGACAGAAGACTTTGCAAACTATCTTATACAAATAGTTGACCCTGACACTTTAGATACACAATTTACTGAATTAGTTGTTTTAACAAATACTGATAATGCATATCTTCTTGAAAAAACCACTGATTTTACAACATTAGAACTTGGAGAGTTTAATACAGAAATTACTGTAGGAGGAACAAAAAATTTAATATTTTCTCCAACAGAGAAATTTACAAAAGATCACGATATTAAAATCTTAAAAGTTGATTTCAATACAGATTTGGCATCGTCATCAACTGTTTCAATAGGTAATATTGATTTAACTGGTGTAAATGTTGGAATTGATAGTACAGTTACTGGATTTACTACTACAACCATAGCAGAATTTCCTAAAACTGATTTTAATGGTCTTTATGCTAATATTTTTGTACAAGACAGTGTTACAAAAGAGATTAATTATAACGAGGTCATAGTCGATTTTGATGGAACTGATACAACTATTTCTCAAACATACATTGATACTCTTTCAGGATCTAGTTCATCTGTTGTTGGAGTTATTACTGCTAGATTTGAAAACGATTTAATTAAATTACAATGTGAAAATGATAGAGTTAATGTACTTGAAGTAAGATCAAATATTGTAGGATTGGGGACTACTACAGCAGGAACAGGTACTCATAGATTTGCTACAACAGGACAACCATCTGGTTTAGAGAGAAGTGTTAGATTAGAATCAGGATATGTTACTGGTACTGCAAGCACTATAACTTATAGTACAATAAGTAAGCAAATAGACTCATCTGTAAAATCAATTGTAAGGGTTTCTTGTGGTGAAACATCTGCAATACACCAAGTCATATCAATCAGAGATCTTGATGACATACTAACTGTTCAATATCCTTTTGTTTCTGCTGGTTCTACAACTGGTATTGGTACTTTTGGTGGTGAGATTGATGGTAATGATATTAATTTAAGATTTTACCCTGACTCAGAATTTGACTCTTTAATCGAAGTTCAATCATATAATCAAATATTCTATACTGCAAATGACTTTAGTAACCTTCCAAATGATTTGAATTATGGACCTGTTACTCAAAAAGTATTTTTATCAACTTATGATGGACAATCTGGATTGAGAGCAGATAAAAGAGAGTTTGATTTAACTCACGAAGGGGTTCCAATATATCAAAAAACATTTAATCCAACGTCTGGAATTTTAAGTACAACAACAGGAATCTTTACAATACCAAATCATTTCTTTAATACTAATGAAGAATTAACTTATACACCAGACTCAACCTTTATTGGTATAGGAGCGTCTGCACTTTCAATAGGATCAACAACAAATATGGCAGGAATAGTTACAACTATTCTACCTAGCACTGTGTTTGCAAAAGTGCAAGATGAAAATAATTTCCAGTTGTTTACAAGACCCGAATATGTATTATCTGGATCTGCTGTGACATTTACTGGTACTGGATCTGGAAATGCTCATAAATTGTCAATGACAAAAAAATTGACAAAAACACTCATTGGATTGGATGGTGTAGTTCAACAGCCAGTTACATTTACAAAAATTTCTCATACGTTAGGAATATTTGATGGATTTACACACAATAGCACTGTTGGTATTGGTCTTACACAATTCATATTAAGTGGTATAGGATCCGTTACGACATCTGATATTTTAAAAATTAATAATGAATATATGGTTGTTACAGAAGTTGGTTTTTCTAGCACACCAACTGGAACTATAAATGATGCGATTGATGTATCATCTGGAATTGCAACTTTACCTTGTGTAAAAGTAAGAAGAGGTCAACTTGGTATTCCAGAAACTACCCATGTTGCTGGATCTACTGCAAGAGTTCACAGAGGTTCATTTAATATTGTAGATAGTAAAGTATTTTTCACTGACCCCCCAAAAGGTAATACAAGATCAAGATTAGATGAACAAAACTTACCATTTGTAAAAGCAGATTTCAGTGGTAGAACTTTCCTTAGAAGTAACTATACGACTAATATGTTATTTGATGACATATCTGATGACTTTACAGGTATTGGAAAAACATATAGTCTTACTGTTGGAGGTGCAAGTACATCATCTGGTATTGGTGTAGGAAATGGTGTCCTATTCATAAACGGAGTATTCCAAACACCACTTACTGCAAATAATGTAGGAAACAATTATGAATTCATATCTGATACAACTGCAGGAGTATCAACAGTTCAATTTACAGGTATCACATCTGAAAATGGTGATGTAATAATTTCTGAATCAGATATTAACCAAAACCAAGTTCCAAGAGGTGGTATTATTGTCTCGTTAGGATCAACAGCAGGACTTGGATATGCACCACTTCAAGGGGCAAAGGTTAGGGCAACTAAAAACTCTGCTGGTGGATTGACAAGTATAGTTGGTATTGGTACATCTTCTGGATTTAATCTTGGAGTACAAACTGCTGCTTACGATAATGTTACTGGTATCATTACAGTCACAACTGACATAGTTCATGGATTTGGTTTAGAAAGACCAAACACTGTAAAATTAAAGAATTTGGAGTTTAGTTGTGTAGGTTATAGTGGAGTTACAACCACCATATTCCAAGATCATGAAAGACCTTTATTCTTAGTAGGTATAGTCTCTGATAGAACATTTGAAGTTCAAGCAGGTCCTAGCACGATAGTTCACACTTACGTGGGTGGTGGAGAGGCATTTGAGTTCTATAATGATTTAACACATGGATCAGGTTATCGTGGTCCTACGGTTGCCATAGGTGTCACAGATCAAGCATACGAGCATAGATTTGTTAAATCTGGTATAGGATCTATACGTAAGGGTAATTTTGCAGGTGATGCTTTTACTGCTACAGATGCTGTTTATACATCTCATTCAGGAACATTATTACTTACCATACCAAATCACGGATTAACTACAAGTGACACAGTTGGAATTGATACTGGTGGATTGGTATTTAAATGCTCTAAAGATGGTTTCTTCTCAGATCATCCTTATCCTCGTGCTGTTTCAAAAACTAGTTTCCCTAATTCAGATCCAATCGCAGGTATACAAACTGCTATCATAGCAAAAACTGATGATACAATAACTCTTCAAGTAGGTGTTGGTGGAGGAGCAGGTAGTGGTGCTGTAGTAAATGCAACTGTTGGGGTTGGTGGAACTCTTATGTTCAACATTGTTTCTGCTGGAACTAGTTACGTAAATCCTGAAATCATAATACCAGAACCAACATATAATGATGTCCCAGTTATTGGTGTATCAAGATTAGGTGTTGGTGCAACCACTGATACTGGATCTAATCTTCTTTTAGATCTTAAGGTAGGAGCAGCAAGAACAACTGTAGGTATTGGTTCAACAACATTTGAAATATCTGAATTTGAAATTGCAAGACCAGGTCATTCATTCAAAATTGGTGATAAATTTAAACCTGTCGGACTTGTTACAGCAGCACATTTAACAAAACCATTAAATGAAATTGAATTTGAAGTATTACAAGTCTTTAATGATAAATTCTCTTCTTGGCAGTTTGGTGAACTTGACTTTATTGATAATATTAAAAACTTACAAGATGGTTCAAGAACAAGATTCCCTCTATTCTTTAATGGTCAATTACTAAGTTTTGAAA